CGGCAGAGTGGTCGAAGAGGTGATCAAGACGCATGAGGGCGGCGAAATCGACACGCCGCCATGCTACGAGACCGGCGCGGAGGAGCTCGTGATCGGCGAGCCCTACGGCGGCGACATCTATTACCACTATCTGCAGGCGATGATCGCCGCCGAGAACAGCGAGATCCAGCGCTACAACCGGCGCATGACGCTCTTCAACAGCGCCTATGCGGCCTGGTGCAGCCGCTATGCGGCGGCGCACGCGCCGAAGCGCGCCGGGGATGCGTTCCGCTTTTGAGAGGAGGGGACAGGATGCTGCCGACACTCGGCTATGAATACACCGAGCGGGTGGTCACGGACAGCTTCGCGGGTCTGAACCGGCAGCTCCGCATCGCGGAGGGCGAGTTCTATGACATGAAGAACCTGACGAGCGCCTGTTACCCCCTGCTCGCAAACCGGAAAAAGCGCGGCCGCGTGCGCGCGCTGGAAGATGCGGGCGGGCTGCTGGCGAAGGAGGAGCTCGCCTGGGTGAACGCCGGCACGCTCTACTACGGCGGGGAGGCGACCGCGCTGCGGGGCCTCGCTCCCGGGAAAAAGCAGCTTGTGAGCATGGGCGCGACCATCTGCGTGTTCCCGGACAGGAAGTATTACAACACCGCCGATCCCGCCGACTGCGGCAGCATGGAGGCCGAATACACGAGCGTCGGCCCGGTGCGCATCTCGCTCTGCCGCGAGGACGGCAGCGACTGCGAGACCCCCGTGCGCGGCGAGACGGCGCCGGAGGAGACGGAGCTCTGGCTCGACACCTCCGGAGAGAAACACGTCCTGCGGCGCTGGAGCGTGGCCGTGAGCGAGTGGGTGGAGATCGAGACGGCCTATACCAGACTCAGCTTCGGCACCGAGGGCGAGCTGCCCGGCCTGTTCCGGGCGCTCGACGGCGTGGAGATCGAGGGCGCGGCGGTCGAGAGTCTCAACGGCTCGCAGATCCTCCGCGCGGTCGGAGGCGGCAACGGGGAGAGCGACTATCTGGTTGTGACGGGCCTGCTCGAGGAGAGCACGACCCAGACCGAGGGCTCGATCCGCATCAGCCGGAAGGTGCCGGAGATGGACTTCGTCATCGAGTGCCGCAACCGCCTGTGGGGCTGCCGCTACGGCGCGCAGGACGGAAAGAGCCTCAACGAGATCTACTGCTGCGCGCTGGGGGATTTCAAAAACTGGCGGCAGTATCTGGGACTGAGCACCGACAGCTGGACGGCCTCCGTCGGCTCCGACGGGCCCTGGACGGGCGCGGTGAACTATCTGGGCTGTCCCATGTTCTTCAAGGAGAACCGCATCCACCGGGTCAACATCTCCGCCTCCGGCGCCCACCAGATCGCGGAGACCGTCTGCCGCGGGGTGCAGCCCGGCTGCGCCGGGAGCCTGCAGGTCGTCAACGAGACGCTGTTTTACAAGAGCCGGGCGGACGTCTGCGCCTATCAGGGCAGCTTCCCGCGCAGCATCAGCCGGAAGCTGGGCGAGGAGAGCTTTTCCGAGGCCGCGGCGGGCAGCGTGGGCGACCGCTACTACATCTCGATGCGGGGTGAGGACGGGACGTGGACGATGTATGTCTACGACATCCGGCGGGATCTCTGGATGAAGGAGGACAGCCTGCACGCGACGGATTTCGCGCGGCTCGGGGACGAGCTATACTGCGTCGCGGAGGGCGAGCTGCTCGCCCTGACGGGCGGCGTCGGCGAGCCGGAGCCCTTTGTCGCGTGGGAGGCGGAGACCGGCATCCTCACCTACGAATACCCGGAGCGCAAGTACGTCGCCCGCTACAGCCTGCGGCTGAGCATGGAGGCGGGCGCGGAGGTAAAGGTCTACCTCATGTACGACTCCAGCGGCGAGTGGATCCGCCAGGGGCAGATCCGCGTGAAGGGCACGCGCACCGTGACGCTGCCGATCCGCCCGCGGCGCTGCGACCATCTGCGCGTCCGACTCGTGGGCCGCGGCGAGGTGCGGCTCTACTCCGTGGCGCGGATCCTGACCGTGGGGAGTGACGTGGGATGAGAGATCTGGAACTGCCGCCCTTTCTCAGCGGCACGGCCGAGGAACAGCTTGCCCGTCTGCGCGACTATCTGATCCGCCTGGTGCAGCGCTTTGAGGAAGAGGAGCCGGTCGGAGCGAGCGGCGAAAAGGGAGAGAGGGGCAGCCGCGGCCCGCGCGGCGAGAAGGGCGAGCGCGGGGAGACCGGCGCCCGGGGCCCGCAGGGCGAACAGGGTCCCCAAGGCGAACAAGGCCCCCAAGGCGAACGGGGCCCTCAGGGCGAACGGGGCCCTCAGGGTGAACGAGGGCTCCAGGGGGAACAGGGCCCCCAGGGGCCAAAGGGCGAGCGCGGCGAAAAGGGAGAACAGGGGGAGCGCGGGCTGCCCGGCTCCGACGCTGCCGCCGTCACCTACAGCCTGACCCAGGATGCGTCCGACGGCCACAAGCTCCTGTTCTGCGGCTCTGACGGCACGCAGAGCAGCATCACGATCCCGGATCAGGACACGAAGGCGCTCACGAAAATGACCGGGACGCTCGGCCCCGCCCACGGCGGGACGGGACAGACGAGCCTTTCGGATGCGGCGGACGCGCTGGCCGACGCGCTGGGCCTTGACAACACCACCCCATCCGATAACGATTTTTTCATCAGCCGGAGCGTCGTCAGTCAGGCGGGGATCACCACGCTCGGAAGCGCGAAGCACAAACCGATGGGAAGGCTCTGGGAGTTTATCAAAGGGAAGATCGAAACCGTGCTCGGCCTGACCGAGACGGCCTACGGCGGCACGGCGGAGGGGCTCACGGTCAGGATGATCGCCTCCAATACGGATCTGAACACCCTTCTGAGCCCCGGCAGCTTTATCTGCGGCAGCGCGGCTTCGGCGAGGACGCTTTCAAATCCGCCTGTCGCAGCGGCGTTTCGGCTGGAAGTAATCAAGGTGGCAAATGCGGCGCGTTTCTGGCAGATGGCGTTCGAGAATCTCAGCAGCCGGATCTATGTGCGCTCTTACAACGGGACGGTCTGGTCGGACTGGAGGAAGCTGGACTATGCGAGTACGCCAAAGCCGAAGGTCTACACGGGCACCCTGCCGACGGAGGGCTGGACGGCGGCGAGCTACGGCTTTTACCAGAACATCACGTTCAGCGGCGCGGAATTCACGGCGGCAGACGTGGTGCGCGTGGAGCCGTATCCGACGAATGACACCGCGCTCCCGGAAATCCGCGAGAGCTGGCGGGCCGTCCTCCGCACGACGCCGAACGCCGGGGCCGATACGATCCTGTTCAAGCTCAGCGCAAAGCCGACGGCGGCTGTACCGGTGAGGGCGGTCGTATGGTGATGCCGGAGAGCGATGAGGAAAGGAGATCAGACATGATCGAACTATATGTGAGCGGACAGACGATCCGCTTTTATTCGCCGGTGATCGCGGCGGACACACAGGAATTCCTGACGGCGCATGTGTCCTTTACCGATGAGAGCTGGGAGGGCTACACGCGCTGGGCGCACTTTCGGCAGAAGGACGGGCGGGACGACACGGTCTTTGACCTGATGCTGGACGAGAACGACGAGATCACCGCCGGGCAGGGGCTGAATCTGACCGTCGGGGAGTGGGAGCTCTATTTCACTGGCCGCAAGGGCGAGAGCCGCCTGACCACGGTTCCGGTGGCCTTCACGGTAAAGGACGCGGGACTGGTCGACGCCCCGCTGCACCCCATGCCGCTGAGCGTGTCCGAACAGCTGGACGCGAAGATCGAGCGCGCCCTCGGCATCGCGCAGGGCGTCCGGGACGACGCGGACAGCGGCGCGTTCAACGGGAGAAACGCGGGCATCAAGGGCTTTTATCCCAGCCTGGCCGCGCTGCGCGCCGCAGTCAGCGATCCGGAGGCCGGGGACATGTACGCCGTCGGAACCGAGGCGCCCTACGAGATCTTTATCTGGGACGCGGTCAGCGAGAGCTGGATCAGCAACGGGCACATGCAGGGGCCGCGGGGTGAGAAGGGCGCGGTTTTCACGCCCCACCTGGACGCGGGCGGCAACCTGACCTGGACGAACGACGGCGGGCTGACAAATCCCGCGGCGCGCAACATCATGGGGCCGAAGGGGGACGACGGCGCGGCCGGACAGCCCGGCGCCAGCGCCTACGACAAGGCGGTGGAGGCCGGCTACACCGGCACGGAGGCCAGCTTTTACGCCGCCCTGACCGCCATGCCCTACCACGCCGCGCGGCATCTGCCGGACGGGGCGGATCCGATCACCGTCAAGACGGGGAATCTCGAAAACGGCGCGGTGACCGGAGGAAAGCTCGCCTCCGGCGCGGTCAGCGCCGGGTACACCGGCACGCTCACGGCATCGGGCTGGAACGGAAGCAGCGCCCCATATTCGCAGGCGCTGGGGGTGACAGGGCTGCTGGCGTCGGACAGGCCGATCCTCGACCTGACACTCAGCGGAAGCTATCAGAGCGACATGGCGCGGGAAGAGGACTGGGCGAAGATCTACCGGGCAGTGCCGACGGCGAACACCCTGACGGTGTATGCCAGAGAGAAGCCGACGGTGGATCTGCCGCTGCAGATTCTCTGTATCCGGAAGTAAGGGGCGGCGCGACGTACCCCGCAGTCTGCCCTGCGGGCAGACTGCTCCCTTTAGGCAAGGGGGATGAAACCCCTCAGTCAGCGGTGCCTGCGGGGGACGCACCGCTGACAGCTCCCCTTTCAGGGGAGCCTATTTGGAAGGGATACCCCTCAGTCTGCCTTCGGGCGGACAGCTCCCCTTTCAGGGGAGCCTATAAGGAAGGTGATTGTATAATGGCAGAGGCAATGATACTCAGGCGCGGGGGCGGCAGCACCCAGAGCCTCGACGGGCGCTGCGCCGTGATCGGGGTGGAATACCCGGCGGGCAGCATCTGCACCTGTGAAAAAGGCGGCGTGATCCTGCGCGCCAAGGGGACAGGCGGCGCGGCAGCCTTCAATATCCCGGAGACGGGCAGCTGGACTGTGCGGTGCACCGACGGTTCCCAGAGCGCGGTCAAGACGGTAAACATCACGGCGCAGGGGCAGGTAAAAACAGTGACGCTTTCCTACAGCCGGGTGATCCTGCGAGACGGCGTGCTGACGCAGGGGTACAGCATCATCGGCAATGCGTCTCTGGAAAATGGGATCCAGGAGAGCGAAAACGGCGGCTTTTATCTCACGCCCGCGATCGACCTGACAGACGTGAACTCCGTGACCGTGACCGGGATCATGACCTATGCGGGCGCGAGCGGTTATACCTCCTGGGTCGGTTTCAGCAGCACACCGGGAGACGGCCTGCAGCAGACGGATTTCGAATGCAGCGTGATCTGGCGCGCGAGCGAGTACGGCAGCGCGAAGACAATGGCGATCAGCACCGCCGGCCTGAGCGGAGAATACTACCTTTGTTCGGCTCGCGTCGGCAACCAGATTCGGCTGTCCGAGATTTATCTGAACTGAGACAGAGGCCATGTCGAATGTGATTGAGAGCGCGGTGCGCTTTCTGGAGATACTCGCGGATGACGACAGCCACGGCTACGATCAGCAGTTTCGCTGGGGCGAGCGTGGCGACTAGGACTGCTCCGCCGCGGTGATCACGGCGTGGGAGCGGGCGGGCGTTCCGGTCCGGGCGCAGGGGGCGAGCTACACCGGCAACATGCGCGGTGCGTTCCTGCGCTGCGGCTTTGAAGATGTGACGGAGCGCGTGTCCCTCCCGGACGGAGCCGGCCTCCGGCGCGGCGACGTGCTGCTGAACGTGCGGCACCATACGGCGCTTTTCCTCGGCGGCGGCATGGAGGCCGAGGCGAGCATCAACGAGCGCGGCGGCGTGACCGGCGGCGCGCCCGGCGACCAGACCGGGCGGGAGTTCCTCGTGCGTTCCTACCGGAACTATCCCTGGGA